CCCCCTACACGAACCCACACACTCAACCCCCCCTCGGAAAGTGCCATCATTGTGCCACTGTATAGGCATCCAGTAGTTTTTATGGCCATTTGCCACTACTCGGGCGCCGAGCCGGTTTTGATAACCATATGAAAGGTTCGGGACGAAACCCATTCCTGGAGGTGATATGAGATGCCCCCTCCACGACGAGCCGTAAAAGTGCCACTTCCGAAAACGCCTTAATAATCAAGCACTTGCACGCGCACTTCGCATAATGACCATTATGTTAAATCGTAATGGCAAAACGCCATTCGACGAGAACTCCTTATTAATCAAGCACTTACGCGAGGACGGCAGACGAAGCGGCGCGAGCCGTCCCGTTCGAGCGGAGCGGCCCCCCGGCTCGTCGACCTTTTCCTTATTTTTCAATCACTTACAACGAAGCGGCACGGACAAGCGGAACGGCCCCCGGCAAAGAAAAACAGGGGGTACGCCTGTACTGCTAGGATGGGACTCCGACGCAAAATTTTTGTTGCCAGACTGAAACGTACTCGTTAGGCTAAGAGCATCGAGCATCGATCTCGATTCAAAGAGCCAAGTAGAGGACTTAGATATGAGCATCAGTCACGACCCCAAGAAGTGCCCCGTTTGCGGTGAGATGTTCGTCCCCATTCGCAGCACTAAGAAGTATTGCACTGACGAGTGCCGTTGGGAGGCGCACAATAAGGAACGTCTCGCTGCCGTCGCCTTCCTCCGCAGCCTTAACGTCGACCCAGCAGGTACCGCCAAATGAGTGCCACCTTCCAGAACGGCGACCAGCAGGTAGCTGAGTACGGGAAGGACGCACAAGAGTATCTATCCAAGCGTGGACTGGATACCAAGCGTCTACCGATCTGCATGTTCAAGCAAGCTGGGATGGGGCTATTCAAAAAGACTCCCACTGGGGAGTATGAGCCATTCATGTTGAAGGGGTGGGCGATCCTCATTCGCGGCCCCTCGGGAGATACCTACGAGGATAGGTTCCTCCTCCGCCCTATGAACTGGCCTGACGAGGGGGAGCTATATAAAAGGAAGGGCAACCGTTTTGAGATCGACGACGAGCGGCCGAAGTTCGTAGCGTGCGGCATTGGCAAGAAGGACATGAACTACTTCACCGTGCCGTATGGTGAGATGGTTCAGTCCGACCTGCTGATGATCCACGAGAAGTACACGAGCGCAATCCACTTCACCGAGGCAACAGGGTACCCCTCCCTCGCCCTTAGTGGGTGCTCCAACTGGTCACAAGCCGGCCAGTTGTCCCCCACGGTGCGTAAAGTGGTTGAGAACCTTCCCTACAGGGCGAGGGTCGCTATCCTTTTCGATGGTGACATTCAGTTCAACATGCGGGTAAAGGCTGCTGCCTCGAAGCTTAGGGGATGGATAACGCAGCTCCGCCCTGACCTCGAAACGACCGTCATCCCGCAGCCCCCGCTGGAGCTGGGGCTTAACGGGTTCGACGATTGGTGCTCCTTGAAGCTCAGGGAGGGGAAGAGTCTGGAAGTAGAGTGCCTTTCTCTGCTTGACGGGGAGGGCTTGGACGTTACGGCCGCCCTGCCCACCGGCTACTTGGTGCAGAAGTTCGGGCTTGCGCATACGATTGACAGGGAGGGGAATGAGGAGATTACGCACAGCACTGATAACTACTTCAAGTTGCTATCGCATGATAGGTGGGCGTCCTACGTGAAGAATGTGGACGGGTCGATCTACGATATGGAGGACTTTTCCAAGTCGTACCCGCTTACCCAGTTTACGATTGAGGTGCAGTGCTGGCTGGAGTCGCAGGTATTCTTTGGGCGGGCGGCTGAGAGGATTGCCAAGTCCAAGGTGAAGGACGCTCTGCACAAGTTGTTGCTCCTCCCCTCGCGGAATGTGTCTATTCCTCTGGAGATTCTTAAGGGGATGAAGGAGGTGACTAGGGCGGAGGCGGAGGCGGCGGCTCATCTTCTCTGCACTAAGGGTATGGGCATCAAGGGGCCGATGACTTGGGAGGAGAACGTCGAGACTTGGCTGCGCATGGCTACTGACATTGTGTCGCTATGGACGAACGACCCTACTGTGAAGGTGGACTGGATTTGCGCGCTGCTGGGGCCGTCTGGCGTGGGCAAGTCCTACTTTCCGCACAACTTCTTCCACTGTATTTCCGGGGCGGGGTACCCGACATTCATTTGTCAGTTGCCCAAGAGCGGGAGTCACTGTAAGCCGGAGGAGATGTTCCGCAAGGTGCGCGACAACTTGGTGGCTGTCTTGGACGAGTACAAGCCTGAGGAGAGCAAGGCCAGATACATCGAGAATATGCTGCTTACTCTATCCACGTTGAGGGAGGATAAGTTCCGCAAGCTGAATGAGGACGACGCTACCGCACAGCTCAGGCACGCTTGCATATTCCTGACGACCACCGACCAGAATATGACCTTCATCAACTCCGCCGCTGACACGGGTGAGCGTAGGTTCATCACCTTTGAGGTAAGCGCCACCTCTACTTGGAGCGGCGCCCCCTGCATGGACGGGGAGACTATCAAGAAGTGCGGTGCCATTCTGCTTAGGTGGGGGTATCAGCAATACATGCTGGGCAAGCGGCTTGATGCCACTGAGTTCTCCCGTAAGTCAGTTAAGAAGTATATTGACGCAGAAGCCGGGATTGGGGGGTTTGTTCAGGACTTCATTGGCATGTGCGCTACTTTTGAGGCTCAGAACGGGGACCCGTTCAAGCGGTTCTATGACGAGTATTATAGAGAGCACACTGGGGACGTTAGGTTTAGCCTAGACCAATTCGCCAGTTGGATGATGGGGGTAGAGCGCAGAAGGTATTCTCGCCACGAAAGGGAAGCTCTGCGGGCCTTCGTCCTCCAAATCGGAGGGAAGGCTATTGGTAAGGCAAGGGTAGGCACTAAGGACACTGTTAAGGACAACACAATTTCAGTGGCGAACTGGGAGGAGTTCAAAGAGCGGCTTCTTGCGTGCGGCTGAGGTATGCGGTACTATGGAACCGGGCGCACAGGCTGGCGGGCTTGCGTGTCATGGCTCTGGACAAGGATTTCCCTTAGCGCCCCGGACGTTTCGGCGTCTGGGGCTATTTTTTATGGGCTGCCGACATGCCACTAGATCGAGAAGAACTTGAATATCAGCTCCAGAAGCAGTTGGAGCGCCGCGAGATGCTGGCCGAGTCGAAGGTCAAGAAGCTGTTTGGCCGTAAGGAGGTCGAGGCGGCGTTCTTGGAGTGCTTTGAGCTGATAGGCGGCATCCCCCGCATGGCCATGTGGGCGAACGACCCGAAAAACTATACCAAGTTCATTGAGCTGTACGTCCGGTTTGCCCCCAAGGATGATACCGGGCCTGTCGAAAAGGAATTCACCTATATCTCCAAGGTACCCCAGTCTCCGCTCAACGTGGCCGCTTCCAATCCGCCCCCGGCCGACGTTGAGGATGCAGTGCTGATTGAGCAGCTTCCTGAGGACAACTCAGATGGCTGAAATAGTCTCCCTATACGACCCTAGGCAGCAGTTCTACGACTTCCATGCGCGTGCCAGCCGGTTCGCTATCATGGTATGTCACCGTCGTATGGGCAAGACAGTAGCCTGCATTAACGATCTGATTGATAAGGCGCTTCAATGCAAGCGCACAATGCCCCGCTACTCCTACATTGCTCCTTTCTACAAGCAGGCTAAGACAGTTGCTTGGGATTACCTCAAGCACTTCGCCGCTCCGGTTATGGACGGTAAGCCAATGGAGTCGGAGCTGAGTGTAAGGTTGATTAACGGGGCGGTAATTCGCCTGTATGGCGCGGACAACCCCGATGCCCTTCGTGGGGTCTACCACGACGGCTGTATCATCGACGAGTATGGTGACTGCGCCCCCCGCCTCTACAACGAAGTGATCGAGCCGGCGCTAGAGGACAGGGACGGATGGGTAGTGTTCATTGGCACCCCTAAGGGGCCGAACCACTTCTTTGAGCTATGGGAAGCGGCCAAGCTCGACAGCGACTGGTTCACCCAGCTATCCCCCGCCAGCACTACCGGAGTGTTCTCCGCCGAGCGTCTGGCGGCTATCCGCAACCGCCCCGGCGCGGACCCCGACGTTATCGACCAAGAGTACGAGTGCGACTTCCATGCTGCGTGCAAAGGGGCATTTTACGCCAAGTACCTCAATGCCATTGAAGCCGAAGGGCACATGGGCATCTTCCCGCACGACCCATCCCTGCCGGTAGTTACTGGGTGGGATATCGGTGTCAGTGATGATACGTCTATTTGGTTTGCTCAGGTTCATCCAGATGGCAAGATTTACCTTATCGACTTTTTCACGGCGTCTGGCTACGACGTTCATGACATTGTTAATCAAGTTCTGCTTACTCGTCCATATACTTATGGAGATTTCATCCTCCCGCACGACGCCAACAGTGCCTCCTTCCAGACCAAGAAGTCCACTAGAGAGATTCTATACAGTGAGTATGGCATTAAAGCCCGAATCCTACCACGCATGCCCCTGCAAGATGGCATCCAAGCGGTAAGGGCCACGATCCCACAACTGTACTTCAACGTCGGTAATGATTCGGTAAGGAAGGACGGGCTTAATGCCCTTAGGCTGTACCAACGTGAGTATGACGACAAGAACAAGGTACTTAAGCAAAGCCCACGGCACGACTGGTCGTCCCACCCCTCGGACGCCCTTCGGTATTTGTGCTGGGGCATTAACCCGTACAGTCAGCGGCGGCAGAGCAAGGGAATTATTACTCAGGTGTCTGACCAGCAGAAACAGAACATTCTTGGTCGTAAGCTGACCTTGGAACAACTATTTGCCGAGCGTGAAGAGATGATGCGCAAGGCCGCTAACGGGCGTATTTGACATGGCTGAGATGAACGAGAGCAAGTGGGATAAGAAGCTGGCCAAGGCTGAGCGGTTCTTGCAGAAAGCGCACGAGCACGGGGAGAAGGTATACCGCAAGTATGTTGACGCTAGGGAGCAATCCGCCCTCGGCAACAGGCAGGTGAACTTCTTCTACGCCAACACCAACACTCTGAGGGGATCGCTGTTCAACAGCCTACCCAAGCCTGAGGTGTCCCGTATCCAGAAGGGAGACTTTCAGGATGATGTCGCCAGAGTGGCCGCTCTTATTACCCAACGTGCATTGACCTACGAGGTACACTGCGCCAAAGCCTTTGAAGAGTCGATTAAGATGGCCATCTTGGACCGTCTTGTTCCGGGCATCGGCCAAGTGTGGGTCAACTTCCACGGAAGCAGCCTTAGCTTGGACCATGTTAAGTGGGATGAGTTCTTGTACGACCCGCAGAGGGTATGGTCGAAGGTCCGGTGGGTAGCCCGCAAGCGCAAGTTTAGCCACGCTGAGATGAAGGAGAAGTACAATAAGAACGTCGACTTCCTCTCTGACGACTCTGATTGTGGGGCCGGCATAGTAACCATGAACAAGCAGGACAGTGACCTGAACCCTAAAGAGCTGGATGAGGGTACTTACTGCGTGTATGAGGTATGGGACAAGGACACCAAGAAGATCTATCACATCTACAGGGGGCAGCCAGAGCCCCTTCTTGTTATGGACGACGAGCTTAAGCTGCGCGACTTCTTCCCGTGCCCGCCCCCGCTGATAGCCAATGCCAACGGGAACTCCCTTCTGCCGATCACTGACTACCATTTGGCTCAGGATCAATATCGCCAACTGGACACTCTGTATGCGCGTATCAGCCTAATCATCCAAGCCATCAAGGCGGCTGGTATCTACAACGCGGCAGAGCCTGCTATTGGCCGCATGTTGTCGTCTAGTGACAATGAGATGATCCCGGTCGAGGACTGGGCCATGATGGCAGAGAAGGGTGGCGTTGCTAACCAGATCGGCTGGTACCCAGTAGAGAAGGTGGGCGCAGTTCTACAGATGCTGTACAACTCCTTTGAGGGAACCAAGGCCATTCTGTACGAGATTACAGGGATGAGTGACATTCTGCGTGGCGCCAGCAGTCCGTATGAGACTAAGGGCGCGCAGGAGATTAAGGCCCAGTTTGCTTCTGTGCGCATGAATGAGTACCAGAAGGAGGTGGCTGAGTTTGTTAGGGACACTCTGCGCATAATGGCAGAGATGGTCACTCAGTTGTACTCTGAGGAACAGTTGGCCAAGATCGTAGGCGACCTGTCGGAGAGCGACCGCCCATATGCTCCTAACGCTTTCCAAGTCCTGAGGAACGACATTCTGGCGAAGTACAAGGTGGACGTTCAGGCCAATAGTCTCACTCAGGCCGACTGGGCGCTAGAAAAGGACCAGAAGATCGAGGTAGTGCAGACTATCGGCCAGATGATCGCGCAGATTGCCGAGATTACAGCCAAGTCCCCCCAGCTTACTGTGCTCGGAGTGCAGCTAGTCAAGTTTGCTATTTCTGGGTACAAGTCGGCAGTAGAGCTGGAGGGCTGGATCGACGGGGAGTTAGATAAGCTGATGCGTGCTCAGGTAGAAGCCGAGCAGAATCCGCAGCCTGAACAGCCTTCCCCCGAGGAGATTAAGGCTCAGACCGAGCAGCAAAAAGCCCAGATGGAGATGCAGGTTAGGGACAAGGAGGCTCAGTACAAGGCGCAGGAGGCGCAGATGAAGATGGCCATGGAACAGCAGAAGCTGAGCTTTGAGCGACAAATGTTTGAGCAGAAGATCGCGTTCGAGCGTGAGATGGCCCAAATCAAGATCATGCTGCAACAGGCGCTAGCTGGTGCTAAGCTGCAAGAGGCTCAGATGGGCATGCAGGTTAAGCAGCAGGAGGCGGCAGTCGGGATGCAGGTTAAGCAGCAGGAGGCGGCAATGGGCCTTGAGCAGAAGGAGCAGCAGTTTGAGCAGCAAGCTCGATTCGCTGAACAAGCGGAAGCCAGAAAATCAGAATCAGAATCGGAAGGACAGGAGGACGAATAATGCCCACCTATGAAGCCATCTGCGACGGTTGCGGGAATCGCTTCGATTTCATCTCAACCATCTCCGCGTACAATTGCCCGCCCGAGTGCCCCTACTGCGAGTCCGGGCTGACGCGGAGAATCTTCACAGTCGCCCCCTCGGGGTTTGTGAAGGGCAAGTTTGAGGCGTTCAGGTCTAAGATAGACGGCAGCCTTGTGCGCAACAGTAGGGAGTTGGAGGAGCACAACAAGCGGAATGATGTAGTTCTGCTTGGGGAAGGCTACGATAGTGAAACTATTGTTAAGGGCAACTTTAACAATAAAAGGGAAGAGATGAAGAAAGAGGACCGAGTTAAGGATATTGAAGAGTCCATACATATGCTCAATCAAGGCTATAAGCCCGAGCTGAAACCAGATACTCCGGTTGAAGAACTATAGGTGCTAAAATGGGTGAGTACGTAGAAGGTGCGGATACGGTAGAAGAGGACGATCTTCGTGACATCATCTCAGGGGCAATGGCTGGTGACGAGGATAAGGATAAAACTGAGCCGGGAGTTGGCGCGGTCGAAGAGGATCAGGAATCCAAAGTTCCTGCTTCGGCTGGGTCTGCTGCAACAAAGATGGAGGCAGAGCCTGATACCCAAGCGGCAGGGGTGGACAATCCTGTTCGAGAGGAACCTGCGACGCAGGATAAGCATGAAGCGACTGATGACAAGGCACCTTCGTCGTGGTCGCCCAAGGTAAGGGAAAAGTGGGCCTCTGTTGACCCGGAAGTAAGGGCAGAGATTTCCAGAGTGCATCAGGCGTCTCTGCATGGGGTGCAGCAGCTGCACGAGCAGTATGCCCCTGTCAAGAGCTTCGCGGAGTCGCTGGCTCCGTACATGCGGGAGATAGCCCAGCTTGGTATGTCCCCCGCACAGCACATTCACAACACGATGGCAGCAGAGCGCCAGCTACGGTCGCAGGACCCGGCCAGTAAGCTTGATGCTCTGCTTAGTATCGCGGACACCTACGGAATCCCGATTCGGCAGTACGTCTCCGGCCAGCAGGTGCCCCCGCAGCAGGCCCAGCAGGCGCAACAACCGCAGCAGCAGCTCCCCCCGGAAGTTCGGGAGCTGATGGCATTCAAGCAACAGTTTGAGCGCCATACGGTAGAGCAGCAGTTGGCGGAGGTCAGCGGTAAGGAGTTCTTTTCTGATGTTCAGGATGCTATGGCCGACATTATAGAGATGGGTCGGGCTAGCTCCATGACAGAAGCTTATGATCTGGCTTGCCTGATTACTCCTGATGTTAAGGCCATTCTTGATGAGCGGGCAGCAAAGGCCGCTCAGGGAGAGCAGCTTAAGCAGCGTCAGCAGGCGGCAGCACGTATTAGTGGTGCAGGTGAAGAACATGGTGGAATCGACGTACCGGGTGGGAATAAGGATGATTCTATTCGCGGCCTTCTGACAGAGGCTTTGGGAGAGTCCTCGGGTCGCATCTAATGGCTGGAGGTTTCCGTGGAAGAGCTATCAAGAGACGTTCATACGCTTAAACACCGGGTAGAGAAGCTGGAGCAAGAGCGGCTTCCTACTCGTGTTGCTCAACTTGAAGCTGTTGTACCAAGGGTCGAACAAGCAGTAGAAGAAATCAACAAGAATATGCTAAAGGGTATCAGTGAGATTAAGACGGAACTTTCCTCGCAACGCGCCGTGATGAAGGGCGTAGCTGTTACCCTGTCGGCAGTGGTAGCTCTTCTAGGTGCCCTCCTTACTCTTAAAGAGTTGATTATGCCATGAGGACTGTAGAGAGTATCATTAACAAGGTGCTCGACGCTGAGGGGGGGAAGTTCACCGACGACCCCCTAGACAGCGGAGGGGCTACTAAGTGGGGGTGGACCCATACGGCACTGCGGGAGATGGGATGGTTTGGTAAGGTCGAGGACCTAGACAGGGATACGGCATTCCAGCTATACTACCGGAGATTTCTACTCAATAGCCGCTTTGAGTCGATCATTCCTATCGACTACGATGTGGCTTACGAGCTGGTGGATACTGCGGTGAACATGGGGGAGAGAGTGGCAGGAAAGTTCTTGCAGGTATCACTCAACGCTCTTAACAACCAAGAAAAAATCTACCCAGATATAGCTGAGGACGGCATTGTTGGTCGTCGCACGCTTAAGGCCCTACAGTCTTACTTGAAGTATAGAGGTGCGGAGGGGGCGCTGGTGCTACTCAGGTGCCTAAATGCGTTGCAGGCGGCCCGCTATATCGAATTGGCGGTTAAGGCCAAGAAGAACGAGCGGTTTGTTTACGGGTGGGTTCTTAATAGGGTTGTTATCTGATATGACTATTCAACTGTCTGTTGCCGTGCGAAACGCTCGTCTCGACTCTATCGAGACTACAGTCAGCACTTCACCAAAACTGCAAATCCGGTCTGGGGCTCAGCCGGCTAGTTGCGCTGCTGCTGACTCTGGCACGCTCCTCTGCGAGATTACGCTCCCCTCGGACTGGATGGCTGCTGCGTCCGGTGGCTCGAAGTCGAAGAGCGGAACTTGGAGTGCTACTGCGTCGGCTACAGGGACTGCTGGGCACTACCGGCTGAAAGATAGCGCAGGTACTACTTGCCATGAACAGGGCAGCATTACTGCTACTTCCGGCGGCGGGGACCTTGAGCTGGATAATACCAGCATCACTAGCGGCCAGACTGTGACTATCAGCACTTGGACTCGTACCGACGCCAATGCTTAATGCGGGGGGTCGGCCATGGCCATTAGTTATGTGGGTGGGCAGGTAGGGGGGAGGCAGGGAAGCACTTCCACCAATCCCGTGTCGTTTAGCTTCTCTGGAGGCAGCGACACTACTCCTAGTGCGGACGACCTTGTTGTCGTGACTACTGTAGTAGGGTCGTTTGTTACTGCCGCTGGCACCGACATCACCACCCCTACTGGGTACACTAACCTAACTCAGTTGGTGGCCGACGACACCTTCAACACCTATTTCGGGGTGGCCTATAAGATCATGGGGTCCACCCCCGATTCTTCTGTGACCTTCCCAAGTACCGGGTCCACTTCTAACGCTCAGTCGTACTGCATTCAGTGCTTCCGTGGGGTAGACACTACTACCCCGATGGACGTTACGCCTACTTCGGCCACTGGGATAGATACTGGTCTGGCCAATCCCCCCGCCATCACCCCGACTACTTCTGGTTCATGGATAGTAGTATGTTCTGGGTCTGGTGGCGGCTCAGCGGTAACTTTCACCTATGGCGACCTAACCAACGTCCTTACCCATGCTGAGGACGACAGTAACGACGCCACTGTTGGCAATGGGTACTATACCGGGTGGACCTCGGGCAGCTACGACCCAGCGGCTACCACTACAGGCCCTGAGGGGGGCGGCGACTCGTGGGCGTCCTACACGCTCGCCCTGCGCCCTGCGGCCACAGGGCCTACTGGTTCTAGCAGCAAGACGTATGGGGCTCTTACTGGCAGCAGCTCAGGGACCGTGCTGGTGGCCGGAACTAGCACCAAGACTTACGGCGCCCTTACCGGGACCGCTAGCGGAACGGTCGATGTTGTTGGAGCGAGCAGCGAGTCTTACGGCCCCCTGCTGTTCTCCAGCGCGGGTCAGGTGCTAGTTGACGGGGCTAGCAGCGAATCTTACGGGGCACTCACTGGCACCGGCACTGGCGGGTCCTTGATTGAAGGGACCAGCACTCAGACTTACGGGGCACTTACCGGCACAGCCACGGGCCTTGTTAATGACAACAGTATCACAGGAAATAGCTCAGAAGCATATGGAACGCTTACTGGGTCCTCGTCAGGCTCAGTCAGCTTCTGGGACCTTACTGGCATAGACTCTTGGCTATTTGGGTACACTGGGACCAGACTCGACAGGACTTTCCAGTTCCTCAAGTTTGAGACTGGAGAGTCGTATGGCGACATAATGGACCTATGGCTTGTGTTCTTTGAACAGGCGGGATTTTTTGAAGGCACGGTGCACGACAGAATGAGATTGTACTTGATTAATTACATTGGACTCATCGACAATGGACAGACAATCGGTGACTTATGGTACATGATCGACGAACCTTATACGGGGTAATCGTCATGAGTTTTAGAGACATGTGGCCGTTCGTCCCTTACGGGCTTTATGCCGGCAAGAGGGCAACAACGTCTCAGGGATTCACTGAAGCACACGCAAAGCTGGGCACGTTGTTTGAGTTTGCAGAAGGGCCACAGACGCTAGCTCCGGGTGCGTCTAGGGACCTTCTATTTACTACAGGCGCCAAGGCGTGTGTGATTACCGATAGAGAAGTAGGCTTTATCGGTGACGCTATGACCACGCGCATATACAGAAGCCCGATATACACAGGAGGCACTTCGCAGTCGTCTAGCATCTTCTCTCTGTCTGATATCAACCCGGATACGCCAACGGCGGTCATCAGGCTAGGGGCTAGTGTGTCCTCCCCCGGAGTTGAGTTTGGCGCTCCTACTTATGACTTGGGTATTGCTGACATAGGCAATGCAAGCACTCCAGCATATAGCTCTGGCAGGATTGTGCGCCCACTGCCCCCGAATACTACCTATCTACAGAGGATTACCAACACCGGGACAGTAAGCCTTACTTTCACCCACAGACTAACATGGTATGAGGGGGTAGTTGATCTACCTGCATAATATGGCAATAACTGAGCTTATATTAGGTGCGGCTGGAAAGGTCCTAGACAAAGTTCTCCCAGACCCTGTTCAAAGGGCGGCGGCGGAGGCGGAGTTGAAGAGGCTGGACAACGAGGGACAGTTCAAGGAGCTGGAGCTGCGCTATCGGGCGATTGTGTCCGAGGCTGGTAGCGACGACCCGTTTACGTCACGGGCGCGGCCGAGCTTCATGTACGTGTTCTATGTTGTGATTCTCGCCATGGTCGTCGTGGCGCCGCTGGTCGGAGTATTCTTCCCCGGCCAGATGGACCTGTTCTTCCAGAACGCCGCCAAGGGGTTTTCGGCAATCCCCGAGCCCCTATGGTGGACGTTCACTGCTGGATACTTGGGGTATTCAGGTTTTCGCACTTTCGAGAAGAAAAATCGTTGACACGCCTCCCCCGCCCGTATAGGCTTAGTCACGTAACCACTACGAGCGAACGATAACCGGGGCTTGAAGTCAGGGGCTAACCCCCAAAGGTGGGCAGAAAATCCTACTAACTGACTTGAGGACCCGGCTATGGCCTTCCCCAACGTGACTGACATTGTTGCGACCACTCTTGAACGTCGCAGCAAGCGTCTTGCTGACAATGTTAGCAAAAACAACGCACTTCTGTCTCGCTTGCAAGCTCGCGGCAAGACCCGCACCTTTTCCGGTGGACGGGTGATCTTCGAGGAGCTGACCTTCGCAGAGAACAGCAACGCTGGCTTCTACAGCGGCTACGATATCCTGCCGGTCAACCCTGCCGACATGCTGAGCGCAGCCCAGTTCGACATCAAGCAGGCGTCCTGCCCGATCATCATCAGCGGTCTGGAGATGCTCCAGAACGCCGGCCCGGAAGCGGTCATCGACCTGCTTGAAGGCCGCATTGCAGCTTCCGAAGCAACCATGCGGAACCTCATCTGCGGCTCGATCTACAGCGACGGCACCGGCTATGGCGGCAAGGAAATCACCGGCCTGAATGCTGCCGTCCCCCTGAGCCCGACCTCCGGCACCTATGGCGGCATCGACCGTGCCACTTGGACCTTCTGGCAGTCCAAGGTCAAGGACGTTGCGTCGACCGCTACCCTGCTTGCCGACATGAACAACCTCTGGGCCTCTCTGCAACGTGGCGCCGACCGCCCCGACCTGATTGTCGTGGACAGCGTGGTCTGGGAAGCCTACGTGGCCGTTGTTCAGGACCAACAGCGCTTCGCTTCCATGAGCGGTTCGGGCACTGCCGGATTCGGCTTCCCGGCCATCAAGTTCATGGATGCCGACATGGTGCTCGATGGTGGTATCGGCGGCTTCTGCCCGACCGGCACCGGCTTCTTCCTGAACACCAACTACATTCACTGGCGTCCGCATAGCCAGCGCAACTTCGTTTCGCTGAGCCCGAACAAGCGGGTTTCTATCAACCAAGATGCCGAAGTGCAGATTCTGGGCTTCGCAGGCAACCTGACCACCAGCGGCAGCCAGTTCCAAGGCCGGCTGGACGTAAACGCCTAATAGGGGGGCTTGAGATGAGCGTTATTGGTATCGACTCGACCAAGGTACGAACCAGTGCCGAAGGTCCCGAGTTCAGGGTCGGCACTCGTGGCTGCACCGAGGACTCTTCTGGTGTCACTCGTGAGTTCGTCTATGTCGTATCGGCTGGCGGTGTCACTGGCGCCGGTTATGTCTGCCTAGTCGACGGTTCGAGCTTCGACGCCGTTATGGCGACCACCACCGAATCGGCCCCCGGCACTGGCGCGCAGAAGATGGTTGGTCTGGGTATGGCGGCAATTGCCGCTGGCGGGTATGGCTGGCTGCAAGTTTACGGCCCGTGCTCGGTTCGTGTGGCTGCTTCTGCCGCCGCATACACTACCCTGAACAGCACCGCCACTTCCGGCCAGCTCGACGACGACGCCACTGCTGGCGCTGAGGTCGTGGAAGGTCTGGCCCTCGATGTGGCTGCTGGCGGCTCTGCTGCGACTGTAGCTGGCTTTGCCAACTACCCGCACGTTGGCCGTACCCTCTAATACGGACTCTTTGGTCCAAGGAAGGACTACTCTTATTTAGGTGCTTACCATGTTCACTGAAATCGACACTGACCCCCAAGCATTCGATAACAGGTTCAAGGAGGACGGCGGCATGTATGTGCGCTTTTACGTCCACCCTGAACTGGATCAAGCGGCTTCTGAGGAAAAGGGCCGGGCTATCTACAGGGAGGTAGAGTACGTGGAAATCCGCGCCCCCGGTAACTCTACGAGCATAATCCAGCGTCGGGCGTCCGACATGGATCGTCGCCGGTTCCAGAAGCACTATACGCTGTTCAAGGACGGCCAGAAAGAACAGCAAGACGGTACTCCGTTGATGGAAGTTCCGTGGATCAGCAGGGCGCAGGTAGAGGAGCTTAACTACCTCCGCATTCGTACTCTGGAGGCGCTGTCCAAAGTAGCGGACTCCGAATGCGCCAAGTTCGCCGGCCTGTACGACCTCAAGCGTAAGGCGGGGGAGTATCTGGCCAAGCGTAATAGCGCAGATTCAGAACTTGTAGCTCTGCGGGCGAAAGTCGAGGCACTCGAAAAGGCCGCAAAGGCTACCGTAGTTAAGTAGTGGCTTAGGGGTATTTACCCCAAGGCTAAGGTTCCCGCACCGGCCTTGGCCTTCTTTTTTAGGAGGGTAACATGGCTACGGGAACCGTTGAAGATATCATTAACGACGCAATGAGCGAGCTGGGGCTGCCTGTCCAAGACTTCTCTGGCAGCCTCGGTGAACTTGCCTCCCAGTCCCTCGCACTTCTAAACGCCCTATGCAGGCAGCTCTGGCGCCAGCATGACTGGCAGTTCTTGCAGAATATCGCCACCTTCACTGGCGACGGGGCAACTACTGAGTTCACCCTCCCCTCCGACTGGGGCCGCCAACTTACTCAGACTGGTTGGGACGCTACCGGCCGGCGCCAACTTGCCGGACCAGTCTCCCCCGCCGAATGGGGGTGGCTGCAATACGGTATTACTGCTGTAGGAATCTACTACCGCTATCGTATTCTTAACGACAAGTTTGCGGTATATCCCACCCCTCCCACTGGAACCTCCTTCAAGCTGGCCTATGTCAAGAGTAGCTGGGCCACGCAAGCCGGCACCTCTGCGCGGGTCGCCAACTTGACGGCAGGGGGAGACGTACCTGACTTCCCTAGGGACCTGCTTACTTCTGGAGTAAAGCTGCGCCTTTGGAGCATCAAGGGCTTCGACACTACCCAGCTTGACGAGGAGTACAATACTCTTCTCGGCATGGTTAAGGTGCAGAATCAGGGGGCAAGGATCATCAATCTGTCCGGTAGGGACGAGCGCTTCCTTATCGACCCCATCCGAAACCTAGACGAAGGTAACTGGTAATGGCTCGCCGTCAGAGGGTAGCACCGACGCCGCCAGTCGTACTGGCCCCCGTGGGGGGGATCGATGATACTTCTGCGCTGGCGAGTATGGACCCCAAGTACGCTCTGGATATGCTTAATATGTATCCAGAGTCTAGGGCTCTGCGTGTGCGGTTTGGGTACCGTGAACACATAACCAGCATGGCCAATAATGGCCTAACGCTGATGGCTTACCATAACCCTAATGGCACCAGCGAGCTATTCTGCGCTACTGACTCTGGGATTTACGACGTAACCACTCCCAGCAGCACTCCGACCAATGTCAAGGCTCTAACTAACGGGCGTTGTAGTTGGACGATGATTACCAACTCTGCTGGGTCGTACTTGGTTGGGTGCAACGGAACCGACGCTGCATTCTTCTATGACGGGACTACTTGGGCTAACTTCGTGGCTACGGGAACCCCAGCTCTGCCGGGGGACGTAAACGGACTTGCCCCCGCAGACTTCGCCTTTGTTGGGGTACACAAGAACCGCCTTTGGGTGGCTAAGAAGAACACTTCGGAAGCCTACTATTTCCCTGTCGACTCTATTGGCGGGACAGTGAACCCGCTGTACTTGGGTCCTCTTTGGAAGAAGGGTGGGAGACTAATCAACTTCTTTTCGTACACGTTCGATAATGGCGAGAGCCCGGACGATGTGCTGGTATTCCAGTCTAGCGAAGGGCAACTGTCCGCCTACTCTGGAAGCGACCCCTCAGCGGCTGCCACTTGGGGCCTAGCCGCCAGCTACTCGATAGGCCGCCCCCTCGGGGATCGCACCTTCGCTGAGCTGAATGGTGATATCATGCTGCTGAACATCTTTGGAGTGGTCAGCTTTTCACAGGTGGCAAGTGGCGGATACCAGCTAGGTGCGTCCGAGGGGACGGCCAGTGGGAGGATTAGCCATACTCTCAATGAGGTAGCAAGGGAGCGAAGCAGCTCCCCCGGCTGGGAAGTCCATAACGCGCCCACCTTCCAGTACCTGATTGTTCAGCTTCCGTCCTCGGGGGAAGCGGCCCCCTCGCAGTATATAATGAACACTGTGACGGGGGCATGGTGCCGGTTTGACTTGATGGCCAGTACCTTTATTGAGTTCGACGGGCACCTCTACTTTACAGACGAGAGCGGCCGGGTGCTCCGGTATGAGTACGGTCTTACTGTTGACGAGGTGCCTCTTGCTGGAGGGGCTGGCAACCCGATTATCGCCGGCTTCCAGCAGGCGTTTAACTACTTCGGTCAACCTAGCGTCAAGAAGCACTATAAGTTGATTCGGTTGGTATTCAACGCGCAAGACCAGCCCGGCTATCGCTATACTTTGCTGAGGGACTTCGAGTCGGGGGACATTACTTCGGCGGAAGTACCTTCTACTGCCGTATCTGCCGGCGGTTCCCTATGGGGGAGCGGCTTGTGGGATACTGCGACTTGGGGCGCGTCCTACCAGACCTTCCAGCGGTGGAACGGGCTGTCGGGGGACGGGTACTGTGCAAGTCTAGTGGTGCGTACTGCGACCACTCTCGATACTACCTACTCAGCTAGCAACTGGGTATACGAACCGAGTTTTGGGCTATGATTTCATGTGACCAGAGATACGTGCCGTTCTTGGCGAAAGCGACTGGTTCCTCCCCCGCTTACGGGGCTCAGTGTATCGTGTCCATTAAGCCGGACGGAGAGCCGCTTGCTGGGGTAGTCTTTGAGGGCTACAACCAGCAGGTTATCTTGGCTCATATCTGGATTGCTCAGGGGACTAAGCCGGAGAGGGAGTGGCTTGCTGCTATCTTCGACTACCCGTTTAACCGCCTGCGCGTCAAGAAGATTGTTGGTCAGGTTAAGAGCAACAATGAAAGTGCTATGAAGTTGGATATGAGCTTCGGGTTCAAGCATGAGGCTACGATTAAGGACTACTTTGAAGAAGGCGTGGACCTTAACCTTCTGACTCTTGTTCGTGAAGATTGTAGGGTGCTCAACCACCCACGTTGGGCTAAGTACGTTGAACTTGCTGAGAGGGCTACCTGATGGGCGGCGGAGGCGGTAAGGGCGGAGGGGGAGGCAGTGCCCCTAAGCCGCCAGATTACGTAGCGGCAGCTAAAGAGCAGGGCGAGCAGAATCGTCAAGCAGCTTACGAGAACACGGTGGCTAATCGCCCTACCCAGTATGACGTATGGGGCAACAAGCTGTCGTGGACTCAGAATCAAGTAGCTGACCCTGAGTATGCGGCCAAGAAGAAGTCCTTGGAGGACGAGATTGCGCGACTGGAGAGCACCCACGAGTATAAGTGGGGCACACGCTCTAGGGCACTTCGTAAGCAACTCAATGCGCTGAACCAAGAGGACGGCAACTTCACTACCGAGTGGACCCAGAACATCAACTTGGCCCCCGAGATTCAGGCCATGTATGACCAGTATCTAGGGGACACTACTGCTGCACAGCAGGCTTACGGGCAGCGGTTGCAGGACGTAACTTCGATGCTGTCTAATCAGTTTAGCGCGCCGAATATGCCTCAAGGGGTGGACGTTTCTAGCCTGCTTAGTGGCATGCCGAACTTGCCTGATGTGGCTGCGCTCCGGGGGCAGGTACCCACCGCCCCTGATGTGGCTGCACTACTGCAAGGGTTGCCGGCCCTCGGCAATGCTCCTCAGGTTAATCTCCCTGACTTGCCGACCTATGATCTGAACGCGGGTCAGCAGGTGTCTGATGCCTTGTACGGCTCGATCATGGACCGCGCCCGCCCTGAGCAGCAGCGGGAGACGGACGCACTGGCTACCCAGCTCAGATTGCAGGGGCTCACCCCCGGCACCGAGGCATACGACCGGGCTGCCCAGAATCTGTCGAAAGCCCATGGCGACGTACAGACTTTGGCGGCTCAGAACGCTACGCTTGCAGGGTACGACGAGGCCCGCCAGCGCTACATGGCACAGCTTCAAGGCTATGGAGCAGGGCTGCAAGGGGAGCAGACCAGACTTTCCGGGTATGACCGGGAGCTTGCTCAACGGCAGTCGGGGCTACAGGACATCAACGCCATGCTTGCTGGTTACGGAGCGGCGCTGCAAGGGTACAACACCAATCTGTCTGGTATCGGTCAGGAGCTGCAAGCCTACCAGCTTGGATCGCAGAACCAACTGTCAGAGATTGACCGGCTGCTGCAACAGTACCAGCTCGATCTGTCGGGTCAGGCCCAGCAGTTCGGCCAGCAGCTAACCGAGCGTACCCAGCCCCTAGAAGAGCTATCGTTCTTGGCTCAACTGGGATCACCGATTAACCCGTCGTTTAGCGGATTCAGTTCTGCAACTGGCTACTCCCCCGGCGATCTGCTAGGGGCACAACAAGCGTCATACAACGCTCAGCTTGGTCAGTACAACGCCGGCACTGCGCAGAAGGGCAACTTGCTCGGTGCAGGGGCCACTCTAGGCGGCGCCTACTTGGGGAGTAAACTCTGATGATTGATCCACGTGTGATCCAAGCTCTGCGCAACCGTCAGCAGCCGGGGCAGATGCCTCAGGGGGCCGGCATGGCCGCTGGAGGTGCCTCCCCCGTGCAGCCGCAGCAGATGGCGGTAACGCCCCCGCAGCAGCCCCAAGCGGCCGGGGGCATGGACCCTAACAGCGGGGCTAATCCGCTCATGAGCAAGCTTGGGCAAGTGCTGGCCAAGAGAGCGAGCATGGGCAAGCCGGACTACAGCCAGTTCTCAGGGCTGGGAGGTCAAGTTGGACCCATGGGCAGTTCAGGGCTCCAGCAGCAGAAGCCGGGGGCAGGGATGGCTGGAACCGTAGGCGGGCTGGCTGGAGGAGCGTTGGGCACTGCTGTCGGAGGCCCAGTTGGAGGGGCTGTCGGCGGCTTCCTTGGTAACGCTGCTGGGAATGCACTAGGGGGCTCTAACCTCTGGGGAAACCTGAGCAACGGCATCAAGTCTCTTTTCAGGATTTAAGATATGGCCATTATGCCCCCTAATGTAACCCCGCCCACTGTCTCTACTCCGGGCTATGATGCCCCAGTAGGGCAGGGCGCCATTCAACCGGCCCCATTCTCTAGGCTGGCTGAGCTGCTGCGTAAGCGCAAGCAGCTTGGGGCAACGGCCAACACTGCCGCTCAGCAGGCTCAGATGTACGGCAATATCGGGCAGCAGGCCACCCAGCGCGGGTTTACTACCCCCGCTGGAGCGAACATGCCTAGCCACGTGGATTGGGGTAGTATCATTCAAGCCGGCCTAGGCAACTTCATGGCCATGCGTAAGCAGAAGGAGGCTCAGACCGCTTCCGACGAAGGCGACGAGATTGGCAGGCTGCTGGCGGAGGATACGTTCAAGAACGACCCGGAAGGAAGCCGCCTGATGCAAATGGCACAGGCCGGCATTCCGGGGGCGGAACAGGCTCTTGGCCAATACCTTACCCCTAAGAAGGAAGCCATGGGCGCCCTGTTGCAGTTCATGAGTTCCGACGCCGCTACTCCCGAGATGGTTAGGGAAGTTGCCCCCCGCTTCAACATGAACCCCGATCTAGCCTACGCTGCTGCGTTGCAGCGGCAAGAGCGTATGGCACGTAAGGCCGCTGAGGATAAGGACTGGGAGCGTGAGAAGCTGAGCATCCAGCATGAGAATGCCATGGACCTTAAGGCGTTCGGCAATGAGCTTAGCTCGACTGGCGGGGGTGGCAGTAGCGAAATCCCCAAAGCCGTTCAGTATAAGCTGCTTACTTACAAGAAGGACTTGTCCGACGATATCGGAGCTATCAGCTCGGCTAAGAACAAGATGGTATCTCTGTATAAGAAAGCGTTCAACTCGGACAAGGGCTTCAGTGAATCAGCAACAGCAGGCCAGTCCGCCGCCCCCGGCAGCTTCGGCATTGCTAACATGCTCAAAGAGGCTGTTGCTAGTGTCGGGGGGCCTGTAGGCGTGATGGCCCAGTACACTATGAACGAGTTCCAGACCGAGCTTAAATCGGTTGTTAATGAGTTGACTGCGCACAGGATGAAGATGCTGAGTGGCCCTGACTCCGACAGGGACTTCATCAATATGTTGAACACCTTGGTAAACACTTCCATGAACCCCGCAGCAGCCAAGAATCTGATGGAGAAGGTTATTCTCTGGATGGATAACGAGGAAGTGGCCGGGGGTATTCAGATGATGGATATCAACTCTGGTGAGTTCGCCCGATTCGATAATCCTGAGGTACTTGACTATCGGGAGATGGCTCGTTCAGGTGTTACTCCAGAGTCTCGCCGGGAGCACAATGAGGAACTGCGCCGCCAGAGGGAGGCACTGAGAGGGGGCGGTAACGTGCGTCGTAGCAGCCGCTACCGTGGCGAGGATAGTGGACCTAGGGAAGTACCTAGCAACCTGCAATATCTACTTGAGGGGTTGCCAGACTAATGAATAGGTCAGAGGGCGAAAAGCTTATCCTAAAGATGCGATCTGCCGGGTATAACGACAAGCAGATCGCGGAGCGGTTTACGCTGGCCAAGCAGGGGCTTCCTGTGCCTGAGGACCCGACCGAACGGCTATGGCCGGCGCTGATTCAGGTAGAGTCGGGCGGCGACCAGTCAGCCGTCTCCCCCGTGGGGGCACTGGGCAGGGCTCAGGTAATGCCTTCAACTGGCCCGGAAGCTGCCCGGTACGCCGGTCGCCAATATGACGAGGAGAGGCTGCGCGGGGACGCGGAGTACAACGAGGCTCTTGGTAGGGCCTACTTGCGCAAGCTGCATGAGCAGTTCGGGGACGACCGACTGGCTCTTGCGGCATACAACGGGGGACCCGGCCGACTTGAGCGGGTCGGTCGTGACATCAACAAAATGCCCGCTGAGACGCGGGCTTACGTGCCTAAGATCATGGGCAAAGTGAAGGGCGGCAAGATGAACAAGCGCGAGATGTCCGCTTTCATCATGAAGCGGCTTGATGAGGGTGCCACCGAGGAAGAAATTGCCGCAGAAGTAAGCGGCATGCGGGGGAATGCCCGCCAGATTTCACGAGAGCAGCCCGCTCCGCAGGCCCCCATGCCCGATGTTCCACGTGGAACGTCCGAGGCTGACCGCCTCCAGCAAATCCTGTCCGCCTCGCCCTCCCCCGCCGCCCCTCAGACCCGAGAGGACGCCGATGCCGCCCGGCTGCGCGCCATTCTCGGCATCGAGGACCAGCCTGCCGCTCCGGTTGCCGCCCCCGCCCCGCCGCCGCCCGCCGCTGCCGGCCAGCAGCCGCCAGAGCCGGGGGGCCTGCTTTCGGGTATCCGCGACAAAGGCCGGGACCTTACCGCTCAGATCATGGCAGCTCAGGGGGCCTCCCCGGAAGAGGTTCAAGCGGAGCAGCAGGCTTTGCAGGCCGCTGACCAAGACGCCTCTGGCACTTGGTTTGGCCGACTGGTCAACGAGATGAGCCGACAAGGCTTTTCTCAGGGCGGACTGCCGGGTAGGGTTAAAGCCGGCCTTAACGACATCGTAGCGAACGCCGCAGCCGGGGGAGGGCAGTTAGCCTCCAGCTTGCTAGGCGACGAAGAGATGCGCGCCAAGTTCAGCGAGGACGCTGCCAACCGGGCCGCCATGTATGACAAGTACGACCCGACCGACTCCGGGTTCAGTGGGGCCGATCTGGGCCGTACCGTAGGAGAGGTGCTGTCTTACGGCAGCCTCCCCGGCAAAGCTCTTGCTCAAGGCGCATGGGGCGCGCTGCAAGCTGGCCTTAAGCCGGTGCAGAACGAGGAGGATAGGGTCTGGAATGCAGTTGCCGGGGGGCTGCTTGGTACTATGGGCACCAAGGCCGGGGAAGTGTTCGGCAAGGGCATCGACCGTATCCGCAGCATGAAGATTACCGACGCCGCTGACAAGTTCAGCAAAGAGCGCCTTGGATACAGCCGGCTGGCCGGGGACGAAACCCTGCCGCTGTATAAGGGCGTGGTTGACAAGGTGAACAAGGGGGTTAGCGAAGCGACCGACTTCTACAAGAAGGCCATTACCTCCGCCGAGCGCACCCCCCTCCCCAAAGTGACACTAGGCCGCACCTTCGCCAAATCTGGGGATGCGGGCAGCATCAGCGACCAGCTTTTGAAGAAGCTCAGCCCTAAAATGAAGGCTGCAATTGGCATTGTGAACGACGCCTCGGGCACCGTCTCCCGCAGCCGTCCCCTCTCCCCCATGCCTACACGTGCCACTCGGCCTGTACGCACGGCGGGGGGCTGGCAGGAGCAGAAGGTCGTTCCGCCGAAGTCGTTTAGCACAGTGAAGCCGACCGAGGTATCCTTCAAGGAGGCACGGGACGTACTGCGCCGTATTAAGTCAATCGAACGCAAGATGCCAGCCGACGAAGCCCTCCCCCTGAACCGCCTGAGGGAGTCGCTTGAGAAGGACCTTGATGTATGGGGGCGTAAGTACAAGCCCGCTGGCGTGGCGCTTCAAAAGGCCAGAGACGCTGACGCTTACTTCAAGGATACGATCCTCCCCTACAAGGCCCAAGCCAGCAAGCTAGAGGCAACCAACAAGCAAAGCTTTGAAGAGTCTGTGCGCAAGCTGCTGTACGGCAATGCCACTACCTCAGGCAATGCCGGGTCTGAGATTGAGAAGGTACTAAAGATCAACCCTGAGGCTAAGAGCGAACTGCGCGGCTTGCTGGGGGCGGACTTCACCTTCCCCCGTGGGCCTACTGCCTCGGCTCGTGCAATCTCGGGGGGCACCACTGCCGAAGTGCTGCTGGACCCACAAGAGCGGAAGTATCTTATTGAGGCTGCCAAGCGTCTTGAGCCCATCGAGGCTATGGACGTAGGTAAGCAGTGGCAGCGTACTCTGCTTAACTTGATGCGTGGAAGTCGTATTCTCCCATACGGGAAGAAGCCGGTAGGGGAAACTTTGTTGCGGCCTGAATTACTCCGTGCTCTAAGAGCCGGGACTATTGGATCAGAGGGGGATTACTGAGATGCCTCGTGATGGAAGTGGTACTTATACCCTACCGGCCGGCAACCCGGTAGTAACTAGCACGGTGATTACGCCCTCTTGGGCCAACCCCACCCTGTCCGACATTGCCGCCGCCCTGACCGACAGCCTGTCTACCGCCCTGCTGGGGGCCAACGGGATCGCAGTGCGGACCAGCTCTACCACTTGGGCTCCGCGCAGCATCGCGGTGTCCGGGGGCGGCATCTCCGTGTCGAACGGGGATGGGGCAAGCGGCAACCCAACTCTCTCCCTCGACGCAGACCTCGTGGCAGTAGCGGCCTTCGCCGGCACTGGGATCGCTGTTCGTACCGCCGCCGACACGTGGGCGCAGAGAGTGGTGATCGGCCCCTCGGAAGGCATCGGCGTGACCAACGGGGATGGGGTAAGCGGCAACATTACCTTGTCGCTGACTAACGACCTCAACGCCCTTGAGAGCTTGGCCAGCACCGGCTTCGCCGCCCGTACCGCAGCTAATACTTGGGCGCAACGGACTATCAGCAGCGGCTCGAATATCACCGTAACCAACGGTAATGGGGTAAGTGGGAACCCGTCCGTAGCGCTCAACTCAAGCATTAGCACTGCTGGTCCGATCACTCTGACCGCAACCAACGCAAACATTGAATTGGGCGCAGGTAGCTCTAACACTCCGTTCATCGACTTCCACTCTGGGAGCACTTCCGTTGACTACGACTCACGCATTCTTGCCAGCGGGGGCAATGGATCGTCTGGGAACGGCACCCTTGATCTCTATGCCGCTAGTCTTCGGCGGAACGGGGTATACACCATTTTTGATTCAAGCAATGTTCCAGACCTTTGGGCCATTGAGCTACTAAACTCTACTGGCATTGCCGTGCGCACTACGACTAACACTTGGGCGCAGAGGACGATTACAGCAGGTTCAAACATTACCGTAACCAACGGTAATGGAGTAAGCGGGAATCCCACTATCGCGGTTGCGGACAGCCCAGTTTTCGCTGGCAGCGCCCTTACCATTAACGGCTCAACCGCGCACATTGAGCTAGGTAACGCAAGCTCTACCCACGTTTACATGGACTTCCGGTTCAACAACTCCGACTACAGCGCCCGTCTGGAGGTATTAAGCGCGGCCGGGGCTGGGGTAGGGCAGGGCAACTTCAACATCGCCGCCAACTCCTTAACCCACAACTCCAGCACGGTAGTAACCCAGTCAAACCTTGAAACCCTTATCAATACCTATATCGCCAGCGCTAGTGCTAGCAACGGGTATGTGGAACTTCCAGACGGGTTCTATTTGCAGTGGGGGTCAGTATCGGCGGCGGCAAACTCAAACACTACCTACAGCCTGCCTACCACTTTCCCGTCCGCCCACTACCAAGCGGTCTGTCAGGGGACGGCTCAAACCGCCACGGGCGGCAACGACCAGTACCAGTTCGGCGCCTCCCCCGCCAGCACTACTACCGTAGGCATCTGTAACTGGGAGAACGTGGCGGTAACTGTCCGCTTCTTCTGCATTGGGAGATAATCATGCCACTACTATTTTCAAATCAGACCCAAGGCTTCTACGACGAAAAGATGCAAGAGGTATTTGCCGAGAAAGGAATTCCCCTCCCCCCGGACGCTAGGGAAGTGCCAGAGTCCCACCGAGATGTTGTACGGGCGCACCAAGAGGGGGGAGACGTTCTTCTGCCGAATGGCGACTGGGTGAACCGATTCGTTCAGTTCCCAGAGCAGCGGGACGCTCATGTGTCCCGCATTGCGCTTAATGAGGCTAAGAACATTCTGGAGGAAATCCAGAAGTGGGAGGACGGCGACCCGGAGGCTACCTTTACGGAAGCAGAGTGGCGCGGGTACAGAGTAGCACTCCGCGCCTATGCTCGCCGCCCGGTGGGAAAATTCCCTATTGGGCCGGGGGGCCGCCGACCGGCTGGTCTTGACAACATTCCGGGGACGGGTCCGATTTAAGAAGGTCGTCTATCACCGATGCAGCCTCTTCCACCGAGAGGCTGTTTTTTTCTGCCCAAGTATTGTAGAACAAGTCCATTAGCTCATCGACGCTGTACTCATTCATTCTTCAAGTGCTCCTTTAGGGTGGACAAGAACTGAGCCGCCCCATTCATCTTCTGCTGTACCATGTCCAGTACCGCCCGCTCAACAGCGCAGTCTGTAAGTATGCGGTATATGTATACCTCGTCCGCTTTGGTCCCCGGCCTAACAATGCGTTTTTGCGCTTGGTACACTGCCCTATAGGAAACAGAGTACCCCAGCCAGCACATCTTGTTGCAGTTCATCTGCAATCCGTCGATACCGTAGGCGGCAGAGTCCGGGTGGGCCATGAGCAGGGGGACAGTCCCCGCCCCAAAGGCCCTGCACCAATTCTGCCCCAGCGTGCGGGACACCCCTCCCCCGATGCGCGCTACTGGTCCGATCTGCTTCTCAAGCCGCATATAGTCGTGCTTGAACAGATACATGCAGAAGAGGGGGTCGCCCCTTAGCTCTTCGATCAGGTTTTGAAGCATGTCTATCTTGGCACTATGCAGGTCGAGGTACTTGCCACTTTCCTCGGTCAGCCAGATGGCCCCCTGAGCGAACTGCCGCAACTTGTTGAACAGCACCCCCGCGTTGACCGACATTATGGTCTTGCCGTCCACCTCGACCAAAAACTCCTTTTTCAGTTGGTTGTACTGCTTGCGCACCTCGGGGGGCATCTTCACCCACCAGTCTACTTCATTGATGGGGAGCTTTTCGTCGTCCTCAAGCATCAAAGTGGTAGGGGCTATCTTTGAGCAGATTCTATCTACTGAGTCGGGGTAGGGGACGATGTTGCCGTCCCAGTCGCGCATAAGGTACTCGCGCCGGAAGTGGGTGATGCGGTCGCCAAGGTCCGCCCCCATGTCGGTGATATAGCACTGAGAGAACAAGTCGTCTAGCTTGTCCTCCTTTACCGATCCAGTCATAATCAGCCGGCGCTTGAAGTACGGAAGGTACTTTTTAAGTGTCCGCATGAGTATGCTCATCCATGTCTTGAATCGGTGGCTTTCATCAATGACCAGCATAACCCTCTTGCTCTTTAGCCACTTTAAGGCGTAGGGGTTAGCTGGGTAGCCGCTGGTCTTTTTGCCTAGGCACCACTCAGGGCGGAGTAGGCCCTCGATGTTCATCAGGTAGATGTCGGCCTCTTGTTCCATGGCTGCGCGCCTGATGGCGGCGGTCTTTTCGCCAGTGCCCTGCCCCCCGTGGATAGTGGCATAGGTGAGTCCGTCGAAATCCTGCCACTTGTCTATCTCTTGCGGCCAGCTAGTGTCGATGACCCTTCCGGGGGCGATCACCAACATTGAGTCCACCAAGCCGGCGTCCTTGAGTATGCGGAACGCCTTAAGCACGGTGCTGGTCTTTCCCTTGCCGGGGGGAAGGAACAACCGGGTACCTCCTGTCTGTACTATCAGCTTACAGCCTCTAATCTGCGGCGCTCTTGGCTCCCAATAAGGCTTCGACATGGCGTATAGCCTCCTCGTAGGTATCTTCTATCAGCACGTGTGCCCCAAGCCCCCTGAGCGACTTGATTACCTCTTCCTGTAGAGCGCTGAGTCGTCCCCCCGGCGCCTTCCACTCGATCCAGATGTAGGTAGCGGGGGAGGCTGGGGCAATGATTAGTCGGTCGGGAATGCCGCGCCGTCCGGGGGTAGTGACCTTTAGGTAGGACCAGCCGCGTCGTTCGGCTTCCTTGCCGAAACGCCGCTCAATGGCCCCTTCTGGCCTAGCCAAGCTTGGGGTCCGACGTTTGGAGAGCATGCTTGACCTTGGCCAGCTCCCGGTCCATCTCGTCGTGCTCAGACTGGCGGAAGCCCTTGTAGGAAGCATGGAACAGCTCGACACGCTCGTAGGCCATCTTGTATAGCCAGTTGAACAGCTCAGGGTCGATCTCGATTTTCTTAGTCATATTCCCTCCGTACACGGGCCGCCCCTGTCGTGGTGCAGGGGGCAGCCGTCGCAGTGCTTGCCCGGTGTGGGCTCTAACGAAGTGTCACTCCAGATGACGTTTACCAATTGCTCTATCTCGTCCCTGTTACGTGCGTGCTCTTTCTCGCTGAACTCCCAAGTAATTGTTCGTAGGGGAAAGTCCAAGTAGAAGGCGGTATGCCTGTATACGCGCCTGTGCTGGGCCATGCTTGTGTATACCTTGGCTTGAAAGCCGTGTGACCGATACACGTGCCCCGTTTTGAAGTCTCCGCAATGGAGAGTTGCTACCCCCTCGACAGTAAGGTCCACTTTGGCAACCAACATAGAGTTTGGGTCCCCATACTCTATGGGGTTCCAGTTCTGGTCTATCGCCACCTTCAATTCCGGTATCGCACCATAGCCGCGTAGCTCTTCCATCATATCCTGCCATGGGGCCAGCCTGCGGAAGCCGGAGGGATACGAGCGATTTCCACGGAAAAACTGTTCTAAGTACCAGTGCTCCCTCGTCCCCTGCCATTGGCTAGCCTCTCTTGAAGTCAGAAAGCCGCGTTCTTTTGTCCGGGTCGTAGTTGACGGTTGCTGCGGGGGCCGGTTCAGGTATTGGTGCTTCCACTGTAGGGGGCAGTCCTTGTACAGCGCCATGCTGCTGTAGCTGAGCGGTATCGTGGCCATTGCCTGTCCACCTCTTGACTAGCTCATTGTGCATAGTGGCCATCTCTGCCCACTTGTCAAACGATCTTTCCAGCCTCAACTTTAGCCGCTCGTTTTCTTCTTTTAGCTGGTCGTACTGGTCCGCTAGCTGGACCGCTTTCCTCCGCAACTCCTCTAAGGTCAGTCCACTCACCGAATTGCGTGTAGTACCCATACCAATCTCCTAGCTTGAAGGCGTAAGTTCCGTGGGGGCCAAGGTATTTGTGCATACCGTCATACGGCCCACCGCTCAGCAGTCGTCTTGTCTTTTCTGTAGCCATGGCGTAAAAAAGGGGGCCGCTAAGCCCCCCTCCTCGGTCTTGCGTGTTGATAGCGATGTAGGGAGAGGATCAGCCCAGCAGGGCATCCAGCTCATCGGCCTTGTTCTCCTTGGCCGGCTTGGTGCTGCGCTCGGCCTGATGCTTCTTGTAGATCGGGCTGAGGCGGTCGTCGTGAATCATCTTGCGCTTCTGGGCCGGAGTTAGAGCAGCGAGACTGGCCTCGACCTCCTCACGGCTCTTGCCGGTAAGCTCCATGACAGCCGCCACGAGCACGGAAGGCTTGCTGACGCTGCCGATAGAGCTGCTACGACGGGAGTTCGGCCCCCGCTCCAGAACGGCTTCCAGACCGGAGCATTCGGCCACGGTGCTGCGCCCGGAGGTCAGGCGGCGAACGTGCGACAGGAAGGCACGGGCGGCGTACTGGGCGATAAATGCGGCGGGGGCGAGCACGACTACTTCGCCATCTTCGCAGGCGATACGTGCGGACACGACGCCTTCTTCATTCACTTGGGCTTCAACGTCCGGGGATTTCGATTGCTCAGTCATTTTGCGCACCTTTAGGGTAGTGTTGCTTTGTTGGAGTGCTTAACTTACCGCTTATTTAACCTTTACGCAACAGCATGATCCAAAATAATTGTCTCTCTCAGGGCAGAGTCAACGTCGTCCTCCTCCGCCTCCTGAGCCGCTTTCAACATCTCGGCGTACTCAGCACGCTTTCTGGCAAGCGCGGCCTTCTCTTCCTCCTTCTCGCAGGGGCGGCACACAAGTCCACCTTGGCAGAACCTCCCTTCCCATTGCATAGGTCCGTTACATTTTGGACACTTCATTACGGCTTGGCCTCGGCCCAGTTGTTCCCTATGTTCCAGTCTAGCAGCATAGGAACGTCACAGGGAATGCTATTGGCCCCCTCGTGCAGCAGCTTAGCAAGCAGCGGCGCCAGTTCTCGGGGGATGGAGTAACTTACCTCGTCGTGTACCGTACCTAGGAAGAGGATTTCATCGGGGGCGGCATCGTCCACATAGACGATAGTCTCTTTTGTTTGGTCCCCAGCGCTTCCTTGCACCAAAGTATTAAGAGCCTTGTAGGACCAGTCCCTTCCGTCATCAGTGCGCTCTACTCCATAGTAGCGACCGCCAAGAGTCTTTAGCTCGCCGCCCATCTTGAAGATGTCTTTGCACTGGTTATCCAGCTCTACTACCCCACTGAGGGACCGCTTGATAGTGGCTCGCAGAGCCTTAGCCTCCCCCTCGGTGATATCAAGGTTGATAGCCAGCTTGGCAATTCCCATGGCGTATACCAGACCAAGGAAGATCACCTTGGAGCGGTCCCTGCCGTCCTCCAGCTCGGCAAGCCCGCACATCGTCTGAATGTAGATGTATGGGTCCATCTCAGGGTCATTAATGAACGCTGCCATCAACTGCCCATCCTCGAAGTGGGCAGTAATGCGGGGCTCCTGACACTTGAAGTCCGCGCAGAACCAGACATGCCCCTCCTCCGGCAAGAGCAGGGCGCGGAGGTTAGGGTACGGATTGCCGAAGTAGTCGATACCCTTTTCCCCCTTCTTCGGCTTGGCTACCTGCTGGAAGTTGGGGTTCTGGCAGGACAGCCGGCCGGTGCGGGCTCCGTAGGAGTTGCCGTCCTCGTCGCTAGGGGTCCTTACCTGATTGTACTGAGGGTGTAGCCTCCCCCCGTTCGCCTCGGCAAATGCCTTCCAAGGGAGGATGAAGCCGTTGAGCAGCTTATCGTACCGGGACCGGCACTGGAGCATGGCAAACAGCTCAGGATCGCTACTCTTAATCGCAGCTTCCAGACTTTCCTTGGCCATGCTGGGCTTGCGGGCCTTGGGGGTAAGCAGAAAGCCTGTATACCCCTTGGCCAACAGAACCTGCCCCAGCTCCTCGTTGCTATCCAGATTGAAGGACTCGGGGGGCAGCTCCAGATGTTCGTAGATCAGTTGAGTAAGCTTGTCTCTTGCTTGGATAGACTGCGCTCTAGCTCGTTCAAGCCCTTCCATATCGACCCGGACACCGCGCCGATTCGCCCTTGCGAGTACCGGGGCGAGCCTCCTCTCACGGTCGAACGCTGCCCACATGCGGCGCACAGCAGGTAAGAAGAATCGCCATAGCTCGACCGGACGCGAAACGTCGCCGATGGCATACGGGCTAACCAACTCGACGGGCGCGAGGGCGATATACTTACCGCAGTCCTTACGGCTTCTGCAATCCTCGACGTTTTCCATGATCCAGTCGTACAGAAGCTGCTGTTCGACGGGGGGGATTCCAAGGTAGTTGTTGGCCAAATCCTTGAGGGCAAGAGATTTGGCACGGGGGTCATAGAGGAAGGCCGCAAAGAGCGTGTCAAAGTTGAGTGCAGTGTTTCGAGGCGGGAGTCCAAAATGGTGCTCCAAGTCTTGTAAATCAAATCCATCACTGTTATGGCCCAGTACAGGTTTATCCCAAATACTCAGTAGGACTTCCCTAAATTCTTCCTTGGTGCAGTTGTTTCCATCAGGGTGCCCCCAAGCGTAATAATGGTCCGGTCGACCGTCCGCAAAATGGACTGCACAGCCGACAGGGCGGGGGCACGCTGGCGCCCCCTTAACGAACGGATCGCCTTCGATGTCGAGTACGTTAAGCTCCTCTGGTTCAGGTATATACTCGCGTATCGTCATCACAGTCTCCAGATAACAGTGCCGCCAACTACCTTGATGCAAACCCCAGTCGGAGCGTCGATGGTATGGAGGTCAGAAAAGGCGAAACTTGAGCTGAACTTCCACTCCTCCTCAACGTAGTTAGAGAACGCCTTGACCCGCTTTTTAAGCAGCTTGAAGAGCCGGGGGACGCCACGCATGGTCTTGTACCAGTCCTTCCCGTTGGTGCTGGTCCAGCCGGCGAATTGCAGCTCTTTAATGAAATCTTCTCTAGTCATCAGAGGCTCCAGCTACCTTCGTGATTAAGGATGCGGAGCTTATGGCCCCCCGCCCCAAGGACGACTGTCGTCTCGTCAAAGCGAAACGAAGCGCTGAACTTCCATTCGGTAGAGTAGCGGGACCAGAGCTTGAACCTTTTCGGCTCGATGGTGATGCGGCGGGGGACGCCCATCACTTCCTTGAAGTACATATCCTTCAGCTTTTGCCAGCCTGCTTTTTCTAGGCTTTCTAGGAAGGTGTCTTTTTTAGTTTTCATAGCTGAGGCTCCAGATAGGGCCATCCTTGGCCATGTTCCACGTGGAACTATTTTGCGTACCGGCGAAGCAGTTGGAGTACAACGTCCCCGTCAGTAAGAGGGGGCAGGCTCCTGTTCTTACGGCTTGCGACGAGCACCTTTGCCGCACTGTGACGCACAATTAGAGCGGCAGTGCGCGGCGGGGCTTTTCGGGTATCTTTTGGATGATTCATGGTAGGACCTCTTGAAGCGCAGTTGGGAGATTGCGGCGATAACGGCCGCGTAGGCCAGCCCGATTGCTATGAGTATAGCTAATCCTTTCCAGTCGTCCACCTTTACCTCCTAGCCCCCGACAGGGCGTTTACCTTTGGGCCAGAACCTCCATGGGTCCTCGTATGGGGAGCGAGCCGGGGAGGGGGCTCCCCAGTCGCGCCGATCCTCGTTAGAGAGGCCCATGTTACTTCATCTTGCGGCCACGCGACCGCTTAGCTTCCTCCCTCGCTTCCCTAGCCATGATCTGTTCCTCAGTCAGTTCCGGGTTAGGCTCGTAGACCTTCTGAGCCATTTGCAGGGCCTCTTCCTTGCGCTCCTTGACGGCCCGGTAGACTTCCATCGGCACCTTGACTGCGCCGTCTCCCCGGCCAGTCGAGAAAGTGACCCGGTACATTGCCTTGCTGTCAGGCTTGCAGCCGAGGGTGACGTAAGCAGCGCTCGGGGGAAGCCCATGGATCATGGCCAATCCCTTGACGAACTTCGGATAGTCCTCGCGGCTGCTGGTCGGCGGCATCTCGAACCGCGCCAGCTCGGCAGTAGGCACCTCCTCGGGGGAGGCGTCGGCCGGCATTACGATGAGGGTGCGGCGTTCCGTGCAAGCCTTGCCCTTGCCCTTTACCGCCGTCTCGTACTGGTTCCACTCACAGTTTACGCAACTGTCGCACTGAGGCTTGGTAGCCTCGGAGTGGGGCACCCAGTTCTTGCCGTCCGGGCTGTAAGCCCAGCATACCGGGTTCTGAGGGTTGTCATCGTCCATCTCGGACTCATAGTAGCGCCGGCTGTGTATGTCCGCCACGATGACCACCTCCAGAGTCTCCCGCTCCTCCTTCTCGTACTTGAGAATCCCTCCCTTGCAGGTGATCTCGGCGTTCTGCGGCCGTTCTGCGGCGGAGGCGGCGGCGGCTTCTGCGGCCAGCTCCTCGTCGTAGGTCATGGGGAGGCTTTTGGCTTCTTCGTCGCTCATTGCTTGTTACCTTCGTTGAGAGAGAACGGGTCGGTGCCTTCGCTGAGATAGCTTTGCATGCGCTTGGCCAGCTCCTTTGCTTTAGCATCGAGGGCATCCGGGCCATTTTCATGCAGCACACAGCGGCGCACATGCATCTCCATGCAGGCGGCAAGGAACTTCCACGCTTCAGTGAACCCATTGTGGAGGGTCAAAGTAGCTACAATGTGTTCCAGACTCCCACGGGTAGGGTCGTGCGGGAAGTAGGCGTTGATGATGCCTCCCTGCCCCCCCTCCTTGGTCTGATGATCGGACAGCCAGAACAGGTACGGAATGCCGGCCTTCTCGGCAAGTTCCTTCCCCCGCTGACCCAGCTCTTCCAGCTCGTCGAGCACCTCGGGGTCGGTATTGTACTCAGATGCCAGTGCGTTTGACCAGCGCTTTAGGTACTTGAACAGATCGAATGCTTCTTCTTTATCGGACATGGCTATACTTTCCTGTTGTAGAGTGAAACTGTAGTGTAGGTTTCGACGCCCGGTACGGGCTTGTCGCAATCCTTCACTCCGGCCTTGCTTAGTTGAAGCGACAAAACGTCAAAAGCATCCTGTTCTATGATGTATCTTTTAAGGGCCTGCCAGTCGTTTATCCTGACTCCGGTAGCTACCTGAATGCCGGTAACGTACCCCTCGACTACAAGCCCTTCTGTGTCGTATCCATACCCTTTCAACGCCTCCAGTATAACACTCTTTAACGCACTCTCTTCAACCTTTTTTTCTCTAACCTCCCTCTCAAGTTGCAGCCTTTCCTCCCTTAGCTCCCGCCATTCCTGAATACGCTTAGGTAACAGGTCACGACTTAGCACTTAGCACCCCCCTAGCTCGCTGGTTTCTATCCTGTAGCGGGTACAGCCGGTGCTCTTGAACTCCTCCCATAACAGGGCCTTTAGGGCTCGTGCAGTGGCGGCTGACTCCCCTAGGTTTGGGAGGTAGCCGTACACTAGGAAGAACGCCTCGGGGGCGGCCAGCTCGTAGAAGTCCCCCTTCCCCCGCTGGACCTTGTAACCAGCCAGCTTGTCCGGGGAGAGCGCCTTGCGTAGTCGATCAACTACGGTAGGGCTCGCCTTGGGGGAGAGCTTGTAGCGGAGCTTTTCCACCAGCTCCCGCTCCGCCTTAAGCTCCACGTTCAGTTGCTTCACCTTGCCCTTGAGACGAGTAACTTCGTCAACAGGGGCCTTTGCTTTGCTTACCGCCATTGCACCTTCCTCCAAGTCTCAGTGGCCCCCGAGATGAAGCGGGAAGCCAGTTCATAGCTGCCGGCCTCATAAAGAATCCGGCCGATGTCCGAGAGCTTCTTAGCCAGTCGGTAATGCTTGTATGTGGCGAGAGTGGGGATCATTACAGCTTCCTCAGTGATTTAAGGTATCGGAACGCTCTGCTGTCGTTCTTGAAGTATTTCAGCAGCACCCGGTTAAGGGCCTGCGGACCTATCCGGCACGCACGGGCAAGGTCGCACTTATACATGCCGCTATCCAGCAGCTCGTCAACACGCTTGGCTACCTTGAGGTCCCGGCGCTCCAGCGCAGCCTCCCGGTCCTTCATGATGTCGAAGCGGCTTTGGGTGAAGTTGCGGAGGTCCGCTTGACTGGTTTCACCTATGGCCAGCTTGGTGATCTTCCCCCCCGCTTCCAAGAAGTCCTTTACAAGCTGGGGGAGGGCTTCCGCCAGTTCCGTCCACGTATATTCACGTTTCGAGAACTCGGCATGGGCATCGGGGGAGATTACGACCTCTTCCTCTAGTACAATAGTCATCCCGAAATCCCCCGTAGAGCCATGGTGAGTGCGCCCATGCCAATGATGAGGGAGCAGATTACAAGCCACACAGCTACACGAAGGTCGTCTGGAGTTTTCATTGTATCACCTTACCGTTGTAGAAAGTCCGCACAATGTCAGCACTATACTGAGCTACTACAAGTGAGCGGTCTTGGTTGCTGACCAGATTCTTTTTCGTAGCATTGTCGGTCAGCTCATAAACCCTGCCGATAAGCAGCCCAAAATCCGCATCGGCCTTGAACTCGTCTATCATCGCAGGGGTGGCCTCCTTCACCTCTACGGCGTAGACCTTGCCTCCTACTCCCTTGAAGCACACGATGGAAACCGTGCCTTCCGCGTCATCGAAGTTAATCATCTTCACCCCTCGGGCAGTCCGGGCAGGTTAGCCTGCCGTTGAGTATGCTTCCAGTGAATACGAGCTGAGCCCCGCACTCTCCGCAGCACCCTTCCTCATTAAGTACAACTTTAGCTGCCGCAGCAGGCCCTGTAAAGTCCTTTACCAACTTTCCTTTAAATATCCTTGAACCGTACGAAGTGCCAGACCACCGGATTACCGGGATGCCGTCATCCCAGCAGTGGACCTTCAACCGCATGCCGTCCTTGTCCGCTATGACGTACTGAGTCTCTAGGTTTGAGCGCTCATAATCAAAGTGGTAGAGCACTTCCCTACGGTGCGGGTTAGGGTGATCCGGGAAAACCCACCCAATGTCACTCATTGCAGGGTCCCCCTGTCCTCTTCCTCATGCGTCTCAGCAAGGAAGTAGACCGTTCCCAACTGATTGTCGAGCACATTCTCATCGCCGAGCACCTGCTGCGCATACGCTCCCACAATGCTGCCGGCGCTATGCTGGATAATCTCAGCAAGCTCTGGAATCCCCAGCGGATAGGGCGAACCTGCGCGCTCTATCGCATGGACGATAAGCTCAAAGCGGGGGAGCATCCCCTCGGGGTTGACCTCGCCGCTGACCGTGGCCGAGTAGGTGTCACCGTCCATGGCATCGAAAACAATGGAGTGGCGGGGGGCATTACTGTTCATTCTTCTTTTCCTCGATGTAGAGGCAAGCAGCCGCTGAATAGACGATAGCGCCCAGACATTCGCGCATGGCAGCGTCGAATTCCCCCCGCTCCAACATGCCCATGGCTTCCTCCAGCTTCTTGCTTACCTGCCCCATGGGGTAGCCCAGTCCGTAGATACGGGTAAGGGCCAGTATGGGTTGATTGATGAACGGCTTACCGTTGGCGTGACGCGCCTTGCCCTTGCCGTAAGCCGCTTGGCTGTACGCTGCATCAAGCACACAAGCAAGGGGCTTGTAGTCCAAAGGCGAGTCCTCGGGGGGCGACGGCAGGGAGGCGGCCATGAGTGCGTGCTCGTCCGGGCGCCATTCGACCAAGGAGAAGTAGATATCGAAGTCGTGGGCCAAGACAGTGCAACGCCCATTCTCCCCCATGCCAAGCAGGGAGGCATTCGTCGCCCATCCCGACGCCCAGTAGCGAAGTTCAGGGGTAAGCTTGCTCTGCACTACGCAGCTTGCCCAGTCGGGGGCGGAATCCCAGTCGATTTTCATTTGTCGTACTCCCTCCAGAAGGTAGCCGCCGGCACTACCCCACGGTCGGCCAGCTTCCTGACCAGACTACTTATGTTGTCCGAGCATTGTTGAACCTGTACCCGAAGCGCTGCCCTATGGACGACCTCCCTCTTGAGCGCTTCGAGCAGGCCCTCTATCCCCCCAACCACCTCGTCGCGTATGTCGATGAGGGAAAGTTCGGCAAGGTCGTTGGGAATAAGCTGGGAAGGGTTCTCGCGGTCGCTACCGACAAGAAGCACCTTGCCGCCTTCCTCATACCTGTCGGCCCAGTACAGGTCGCCGCTGTACTTGCCCCGGAGAAGCATCTTTGCCCACTCAGGCGCAGTATCCCAGTTATGCGTGCTGTTCATTAGGTGTCCCCTTTAGGGGCGGGGGGCAGTCCCCCGCATGGCTTATTACTTTTTCTTGCTGCCTTGGCGAATGCGGCGCTCAGTAGCGATCTTGCGCTCCAGCCGGCGAACGGATTTGCCAAGGCTCATCTTGGTATACTTCGGCCGACCCAGCTTTGCGAGGTGGCGGAATTCCTTGGCGGCTTGCTTGCGGCGGCGAATTGCTGCTTTCTGGCTCATATGTAATCCTCGTTTACAGTAGGTTTCTGACCAGATACTCATGGAATCTGGCGGGGGAGTGCATACTATCGGGTACGTCTCCATTCTCGGCCAGCCACTCCCCATAGCCGAATGCCTTACTAACTCCTTCTAGGTTGACACGATGATCGTGGTAGCGCTGCCAAGCGCAAAGTGCTTCGAGAAGCTTGGTACGATCCCCAGTATAGTCACAGGAATCGACAACCGCATTGAATACGATAGTAGTGTTGACAGTCTGCCCCTCCATGGCCCCGTCGTAGAAGCCGCCCAGTAGGCACCCTACGGCGCACATGTTACCGTCGTCCCCATGGTAGCAGCAAAGAGAGCCGTGAGATACGGAACGGCTCCTCTGGTTAAGGAGATGATCCCTTATTCTTTCGCTGATGTCTGTCAGGGTCATTTTGGCTCGGTGCCTCCTCTTGGTGTGTAGGTAATACTAGCACGGCTTACTCCCGAGTACAGCATTATTTTAGCATACCCCAGTGACTCTTTATGCCCTAAAATGCGACTGTCGTAAAATGAAAATGCCAGCGGGATGCTCCCCCGCATGTCAAGTGCCCCCAGAATTGAACCACCGTAAAATTAAAATGCCAGCGGGATGCTCCCTCCCCCCGAATTGAACCCCCCGAATTGAACCCCCAGAATTGAATCCCCGTAAAACGAAAATGCCAGCGGGATGCTCGGGGGGAAGGGCACTAGCTATGCCGGCGGGATGCTAGGCCATGGACGATCCGATACAGCGCCAGATCGGCCGCTACCGCTGCGCTTGTTTCTAGCGCCGTCCCGCTTGCTGCCGTCCCGCTTGCTGCCGTCCCGCTTGCTGCCGTCCCGCTTGCTGCCGTCCCGCTTGCTGCCGTCCCGCTTGCTGCCGTCCCGCTTGCTGCCGTCCCGCTGGCCAGTGCCGCCTCTCCAGCAATGAGCGTCCGGCCGGGAACCCAACGAGAAAAGCGACCATTGCTGGTCGCTTCGCTCCTTGCTTCGCTTGGGTGGCTACCGGGGGAACCCCGCAATCGGCTTGCTTTCAGGTATCGTCTTAATAATGCGTAGATAGTTGCGCACCGCATCCATCTCATGCCGTTCATATTGAAGCCTTGCCCTCTCAAGGTAGAAAGCCCTTGGATTGTGGAAACATACGCTAATCATGACTGTAACCCCACTCGTCTATCCCTACCTAAAGGATAGACGAGTGCAGGACGGGCGCCAGTTCAGCCCCATAACTTCGCGTAATAGGCTATAACCTTTTCGAAGCTTTCCCATGCTTGGGGAAGGGTGGGCCGCAGGTTGCTGGTAATTGTTACCGCTGTGCCGGTAGGACTATGGATCGTGCCTACGACCTTCCAAAAACGAGTCGACGCAAGCGACACTACTCGCGCACGTGGCTTGGGGGGATTGTGGATCATTGCGGTACCTCCTTAGGAACGCAAAAGCCCCCGCGAGGGGGCCTATGCTTTGCTTGGGTTACTTGAAGAAGTAGATGTAGGCCAGCAGGGGACAGCCTATCCAAAGGCTCGCCCATCCGACGACACTATCCAGCTCTTCCCGTTCTAGGTCCTTGCCGAGTGCTACGCAAAGGTGGATCACACACGCCAGCAACAGGGGGACGAAAAATAGCATGGTAGATTCTCCAGTGTTAGGCGGGGATGGGCAGGGCATGGTCCACATCGTCAAGGCGAGTGCCTTTAGCCATGGCGTAGTGCGAAAAGCCACGTTGCCTTGCCTCTTGGCTGGCTATTGCGGCGGCACTGGTCCACGACAGACGACCATCAACAAAGAGCCATGCCCGATCACCGCAGGGCTGATACAAGCCGCCAGTGGTGGCACTTTCACGGTAGAACGCGACGATATAGCGCATGGCTCAGCCCTCCCCGCCCAGTTCAAGGTCTTTGGGCAGGGGGGCACGCCAGACGCCAGCCTCATCGGCATAGCGCTTGAGCCGTGCCGCATTCATGAACTGGCGGGCCGCGTGCCGCTTGTGCTCGTGGTAGCGCTTCTTCCAGAACTCCGTCTCTGTCTCGTGGTAGCTAGCCGCCCGCGCCATGGCACAGGCTGCACGGCGGATCGACTCCAAGCCCTCGATATAGTCCTCCCGAGCACGGGAGAGGAAGTAGGACCTAGTGGAAATATGGGAAAGGAGCATGGTATCACCTCGCAAAGAAGAGGGCCGCTAGCGGCCCCCTCGGTCAATGTTTCACGTGGAACATTACAGGCTGTTGCGGAGAGTCTCAGCCATTACCCAAAGGGCGCGATTCAGCTTCATATCGCTATCAACTCCGGTCACTGGTCTGGTAGTCACGCGGCGCCGAGTCTCAGGGTTGCGCCCGTGAATCCCCCCCTTCATCAAGTTCTCCTGCAAGCGATTGAAGGTCAGCCAAAGGCTATCCCCCTTGTCGTCGTACCGACGCGGCTGGAGCACCGCTTGAGGGCTTACCGGGGCGAGACTCTCCCCCGTCTCCTCTTCCGTCCCGTACTTGTAAGCCAGCATGCCAGCCGCCAGTGCGGTCTGATGAGCGGGGGACATGAATGTCTCAGCCCAGTCGCCCACTTGGCGCATTACCTCCCCGTTATGGTCAAGGATGCGATAGGCCCCTTCGATCACTTCGTCCCGAGGATCACCCGAGTGGCGTACCCTTACGTCGTGGTCAACGTCCCCATGGACCATGCCGTTCGCGCATACGAACCGGAACACTCCCGAAATCATGCGGTAGCAGCTCGTCCCGTCGTGGCTGTTGAGCAGCAAAATTTCCGGGGAGTGCCCCTCTACCGTTACCTGCGAACGGTGACGCATGCGGAGGATATGCTTAGTAAACTCAGCCTTACCCGGAATGCGGCTCTTCCCCTGAGCTGCCATGAATACCTCAAATCCTTCGTTCATGAGCCCTTGCAGGACGTCGCAAGTGGGAATGTAAGCGTACCGATCCGACCGGCTTTCATGCTTGTCGGCAGCGAAAACGCTCGGCACGATATCGCGGAGCTGGTCCAGTCCAATAGGGAAGTCAGAACGAACGGCGCGGCCGTTGATACCCCTGAACATTTTCATACGATCCACCTCATCAGATAGGGGGGCAGGGCGCCCCCCTCAGGAAAGTCAGTTGAGCCCAAGCTCAAGAGCCAGTGCGATGAGCGTCATGGTTGCACGCTCTACCATGGTCCGTCCCTCCACGATCACAGCGGGGGAGGCATCAACTCCCATCCACGACGATCCGAACTGGTCCAGCAGCTCCAAGCGGGTAGGACCGTCCGGCTCTTCCCCGGCCGTTGCGGTAATGGTCGCACAACCTACGCTAAAGACCATGCTCTTTGTCCCGTCGTCGAACTCGACGAAGGCGGCTTGGGTCACTTGCGGGAAAGTGGCCTGAGCCACTGCTGTTACGTCGGATGATTTCATGTCACGGTACCTCAGGAAAGGAGGCTGCGGCGTGCAACCTCTAATAAATAGTGTAGTCCAGCCTCTAACCCTTGCACGACCGCTTGTCGGGTAGCCGGCAGGCCGGGGGGACACTCCCCATCAAGGCGCGCAGCTTGACCAGCACTTTCCTCGCCTTGTCCCGCTCCATACGCGCCAGCACGCTTTCCGGGTTGCCCTCTTCCAGATACCGGGCATTGTCCACAAAGAGACGTACCCAGTAGGCGAGCTGCGCCGCTCTTGCCTCGCGGGCCTCGCTGGGAGGCATGTTCAAGCCGTAGTAGCCTTTGGGTTTAGTCACGGGGGGCACTCCTTAACCTGCGACCCAGTAGCGGCCTTGAGGATCTTTCGTCCAGGCTTCACGGGCAAGAGCCACGGAAGCGGGGACTTGCTTGAACTCCCCAAGGTAGACGGTCTTTGCTCCTTGCGCATACCCATCCTCGCGGTAGAAGAGCCATGCCCCCCGTTGATTGTCCAGAAAGAGCACGCTTTCCTGCCCGTCAGCCTCCAGCAGCCGGGGGAGGTCATAGAACCGGAAGGCATCGGCAGACATGAGGAACGATCCTTCGCGTTCCCCCTTGTAGCAGCCTTCGCACTCAATGGTGGCATGCTCGGGGACATCGATGAAGTGGTGGCTATCGTTCATGGCCAGCAGGTAGAACGGGGCATAGGAGTTGATTCGCATGGCAGTATCCTCATTGCTTGAGTGTCGCCAGTGTTCCACGTGGAACACTGGCGGGGGAGGCTGTTAGACGAGCGCTTCGATCAACAGGTCGCGGGTCTGTTCGTAGGCCATCTTGATGACCACGCCGCTTGTCAGCACCATTACCGCAGCCGACGCGATCCCGAGGCCCACAACGAGCGGCATGCCCCGGCTGAATGCTTCCCATCCGAGGTATCCGAAGGCGAGGGCGAGGGCGAGGAGGATCGAGGCGAGGAGGGCGCCCATGGTACCCTCTCCGACGGCCAGCAGGAGCATCAGGACGCGTTCTGCGACTGAGGCAATGCTACCCCACATGGTCCGGCGCTGGGGCGCCATGGGGGCCGCTGTGTAGGTGCTGGCGACGTACCGGGAGAGGCTTTCCATATACTCGGCAGGGTGGGCATGGGCGGCGAGGCGTTCAGCCCAAGCGACCACGATTGAGCCGCCTTTGGTAACGCCTATCAGAATGCCTTTGGTATCGCCTTGCTTGACCCATTGGCCACGATTAAGGGCACGTACCGACTCAACGGGGGCGGTGTCGAGACTTACAGTGGGAACAAATTTCATGGCTCTATCCTCTCAGAAGCAGGGGGGAACTCCCCTTGCCTATTATCATCGTAGTTGTCCGGTTCGGATCGGTCAAGGCGATTGAGTGAAACTTTTTTGGGGCGAGTGCAGGGGGGCAAGGGGGGCACGCCTCGGCCGATCCCCTAACACCGGGGGAGGCTCTATTACGGGCCTTTGAAGGCTAGTGTAGGGGTTGTGGGGGTATATATCTAAATTAGATTAATATATATATACCATATAACAC